CTGAATTTTTTAAAAAAATATATTTTAGCACTATTTTAGGTGTAAAATAACCAAGGTCTGAAAGTTCTATAAAATTATTTTTTTTTTGAAATTTAAAATATAATTTGAATTAATTTTAATTAAATTAAAATCCAAAAAATTTTTTTCTTCAGTGATATTATAAAATGGGAGGTGGATTAATGCAACTAGTCGCTTATGGTGCTTAACCAATATCTTGGGCATCAACAGTGAGCTGCTATTATGGGTCGCATATCGCCATAATGGGAAAACAGTGTAAATATGTGGATAAATATGAAATTTATATTTATCATATAACTCGCTAGTAGAAACATAGAATTAAAATAAATATGATACAAATTAATTATGGGTTCTGCAAGACTTCCAAATTGCGGGGACTTCCTTAGAGCTTCAATTACTTCTTATATATGATGACATATATAATACCAGCGGAGAGAGACCGTTTGGCATAGTAAAAACATTGAAGATTGGATAATCCGCAGCGAAGCTACTTATTTCGAAAACAATTTAAAGTTATTGGTTTAAATTATACTATAATTATGGAATTAGGTGATATTTATTGTTTGACTAGTCCATCTGGGAAAAAATATATCGGACAAGCTGTAAAGAAATTAAAAAATGGCAAAAAATGGGGATATATTAGTAGATGGAAAGATCATATTAGAGATTCTAAAACAAAAGACTACTGTAGACTGTTAAATAACTCTATTAGAAAATATGGTTATGAGAGTTTCAAAATAGAACTGTTAAAAGAGTGTTTAGTAGAAGAATTAAATAAATATGAAAAAGAATATATATTAGAATTAAATACACTAAGTCCTAATGGTTATAATTTAACAAATGGAGGAAATTTTTGTCAACAGACTGAAGAAACGCAAATATTAAAACGTGATAGTATGATTGGTAAAAATAAAGGAAAAATATATCCAAAACGCATCAGAAAAAGATCAGAAGATAATGAGTTACCAAAATATATAAGACATTATACTGATAATTCTGGAAAGGAAGGATATAGAATTTCAAGTCATCCAACGCTTAAATCAAAGTCTTTTTTAAGCAAATCAATAACGATGGAAGAAAAATTAAAATTAGCATTGAATTACATAAATGCTGAAAATGCAGAAATAAGTTGAACGTTCAACGAGTAGACGGTAGTCGGGACTTAATGATAGTGCTAGCAACACTTGAAAGTTCTTAAGGTGTACTCTGGCCTTATAAGAAATTATAGGGATCATCGCAAGATGTTTACCTTACAGGTAATCCTCAAATTACTTTTTGGAAAGTTACTTATCGTAGATATACTAACTTTGCTATTGAATCTATTGAACAAACTTTCAATGGACAAGCTGACTTCGGTCGCCGTGTACAATGTGTCATCTCCAGAAACGGAGATTTGGCATACCGTACTTATTTACAAGTTACTCTTCCCGAGATCAACCAACTTATGGGTCTTGGAAACTATTCTACCGGCCAAAACACCGGTGTGTATGCTCGTTGGCTAGATTTCCCCGGTGAGCAACTTATTGCCCAAGTTGAAGTTGAGATTGGTGGTCAACGTATTGATCGTCAATATGGTGACTGGATGCACATCTGGAACCAACTTACTATGACCTCTGAACAACACCGTGGTTACTTCAAGATGATTGGTAACACCACTCAACTTACCTTCATCACTGATCCTTCTTTCTCTGATGTTGAATCCCCTTGTGACTCTTTGGCTCCTCGTCAAGTTTGTGCTCCCCGTAACGCTCTTCCTGAGACCACTTTGTACGTTCCTCTTCAATTCTGGTTCTGTACCAACCCCGGTCTTGCTTTGCCTTTGATTGCCCTTCAATACCACGAAGTCAAGATCAATCTTGATATCCGCCCTATTGATGAGTGCTTGTGGGCCGTTACTACCTTGAACTGCAACACCAATCCTTATTCTGGCCGCTCTGGTCAAAATACCGTTGGTCAACCCGTTCCTGCCACTATTGCTTACAATCAATCTTTGGTTGCTGCCTCTTTGTATGTTGACTACGTCTTCTTGGACACTGATGAGCGCCGCAGAATGGCCCAAAACCCCCATGAATACTTGATTACTCAACTCCAATTCACTGGTGATGAGTCTGTTGGTTCTTCCAGCAACAAGATCAAGTTGAACTTTAACCACCCCGTTAAGGAGCTCATCTGGGTTGTTCAACCCGATCAAAACGTTGACTACTGTTCTTCTTTGACTTGTGATGCTCTCTTGTTCAAGGTTCTTGGTGCTCAACCCTTCAACTACACTGATGCCATTGATGCTCTTCCTAATGCTATCCATGCTTTTGGTGGTCCCGCATCTGTTGCTGCTGACTCTCGTGCTTTCATTGATGCCCGTGGTCTTTTCAATGATGCCGGTGCTTTGGATTACAATCCCGAGCAACTTGGTGTGTCTGGTTTCACTGGATACTGGCACGGACCCTCTAACCCTTACAATGAGGCTAACCTTGGTGGTGAGGCTGTTCTTTTGCCCGCTGGAACCCCTAGCAATATTGTTGAGCTTCTCCAAACCACTGGCTCTCACCTTGAGAACTCTGGTGTGTCTGATGCTGGTACCTTTGTTATGTCTGAAACCTCTTTGGACATGCATTGTTGGGGCCAAAACCCTGTTGTCACCGCTAAGCTCCAACTTAACGGCCAAGATCGCTTCTCTGAGCGTGAAGGTTCTTACTTCTCTTGGGTCCAACCTTACCAAGCACACACCCGTTGCCCTGATGAAGGTATCAACGTGTACTCTTTTGCTTTGAGACCTGAAGAACACCAACCCTCAGGCACATGCAACTTCTCACGTATTGACAATGCCACACTTCAATTGGTCTTGTCTAACGCTACCGTTGAAGGCACCAAGACTGCTAAGGTCCGTGTCTATGCCACCAACTACAACGTGTTGCGTATTATGAGTGGTATGGGGGGATTAGCCTACAGTAACTAAAGAAATATATTAATTTATATATTATTCATAAAAATGATTTAAAGAGATTTCATATTATATAATTATAATATGAACCAATTAGAAGCCTGTAGTAATCTTAATCAATGTTTAAGAAATAAGCCATCATTTTGTGTTAACTGTGATTATTGCTTTCTTAGTTATGGAAAATATGAATTTATTCTTGACAGTGAAGATTATATTGAAATTAGAGATGACTTAAATAAAACATTTAAAATAGATGTTAATCATTTTTATCCATATTATAAAGAAAATAATAAGGAAATAAATATTTTAGAGCATTTGTATCATTTCAATCATATTGATAATATATATTCTTTTAAAAATAATAATAAATATGATTTACGAAGAGAAAATGTTGTGTGTTATCCAAAGATATATAATGAAATTGTAAATAAATATAATATAATTGAGTATATTCAAGGACATTATTCAACATTAGGTCAACAAGCTTATAAAATTAAAAATTGTTTGTGGAAAATTAAAGAAAATGAAAAGGAGTTTTTATTAATGTATTGTGAACAAAATACATTATGTAAATTGTGCTCTGAAAGTTATAAAAAAATAATAGATTTTGAAGTTAAAAATAATAGCAATAAAAAGATGACCTGGTATAAGACCTCAAATGGATATATTCAATCACATACTACATATGCATTGGGAGACCACAAAGTATATTATATTCATCAAGTAATAACCGGATGTTATGGTAATGGTAAAGGAACTAAAAATATTAGCGTAGACCATATAGACCAAGACCCTTTAAACAATTCATTAGAAAATTTAAGAATAGCAACAAGAGAAGAACAAGAACAAAATTCAAAAGGTATTAAAGAAGGAACAAAGAGAGAAAGAAAACATAATGCAAAAGATTTGCCTGAAGGAATTACACAAGATATGATGAAAAAGTATGTATATTATAATCGTGAATTTTATGACAAGGAAAAAACAAAGGAAAGAGAGTTTTTTCGTGTTGAACATCCAAAATTAGATAAACCATGGACTACATCAAAGTCTGAAAAAGTATCAATTCAAGAAAAATTACAGCAAGCTAATAAAGTAGTTGATGATTTGGAAAATGATATATATCCTGAAAAAAATGCACCATTACTACCAAAATATCTATCATTGATTGTAGCAAGAGATAAACCACATTTAGTATTTGAAAAAAGAATAGATGGAAAACGTCTCAACGTTAAAATGGTTTTGCCAGAAGAATATGACCTAGAAGAACAGTTAATAATTTTGAATGAAAAAATAAAAGAAAAATATGAAGGAGAAAGTATATTTGAAGAAAATAAAAAACCACTAAATAAATTTAAATATACATTATTTATAACGCTAGATAGTATCAAAAAATATGTTGATAAAATAACATTTGATATAAGCAGATATGGGAAATTTACACACTCAATTGAATTCAATGAATTGGTTACAGAAAAATTTGCCGTTGAAAAAGCAGAAGAATGGTTATCTAACAAAGTAACAATTGATTATTTTAATTCAATTAAAAGTGATTTATTTTATAAATTTGATGACGTGGATAAAGAATTGGAATATATTAAAGATAAAAATAAAGGAGATTTATTAACAGAATGTAAATATTTGGAAGAAGCAAAAATACATTCAACTCATTTTTATATAAAATGTAGTTCGTAATTGTATAAAAATGGAATAGGACAATACGACATAAATAATAATTTAATTAAAGAATTTACTTGTAAATATGAATGTATACGTGAGTTATCTATGAGTGACAAAACACTTGAAAAAGCATTAGATAAAAATATATTATATAATAAATATTATTATAAAAGCCTTGGAAGTAAATTTAGTTGTATATAAAATTAAAACATACATTTTAATTTTTTATATTAACACTTATATATGAGTTGTTTATTTAATAGCTTGAGTTATTTTATAAATGAAAGCAGTTGTCAAATTAGGCAAACCATATGTGATTATTTGAAGGATAATAAACCTATTATTGATGGACTTGAAACCCATAATGTTCTTCAATTTGAAAGCAAAGATGCGAATACTTATATTACAAATATGAGGTCAACATCAACCTGGGGAGGAGCTATTGAAATACAGTCAGCATGTAATATTTGGAATTTGCGAATAAATGTGAAAAACTATAGAGACCAACAAAATAGAACCATAGAATTTGTTCCATTGAACCAAAATATTGAAAAAACAATTAATATATATTGGACAGGAGGCCATTATGAACCAATACACTAATTATATAACTTTATTTAGTTTATATAATTAAATTGTATAATTAAATTATATTTATTTATTATAATGGCAAAAAAGAGAGAAATAAAAAAAGATAAAAAAAATAGGTTAATAGCTCTTCCGCATAAAATACATAACAAATTGAGAAACAAAAAAGCAAAAAAACAAACAAAAATAATTTTAGGGGAAA